GTTGGCTTGACCAGGTTCTGGGGTGGCGAGAACAGGGGAGCCTGTGTGCAGATAACTACCTCAAGAGATTGGGAGAAAGAGGGAGAATTGAGTGCTCCGGATAAGTTCTTCAACCATGTGACAATGAGCAAGAGTGAAGCAGTAGCATTGGCTCAGGACTTGTTGGACTTCGCAGGTGATACCGCAGAGCAGGAGTTTGACTCTCCAGTATTAGAGGTACAGGGCAAATGATTATCATCAAAGCAAAAAGGTCAATGGCCTATCTCAACAACCAGAGGTTGTTCACAAGGCCTGCGATCTTAAAAAAGGGGTTGACATCTACCCAAACAGATGTTAATATTAAAGAACAATTAGAGTTTAACTTTAACAACGGAGGGCAATCATGCAGTTAAATCCAGTAGGTTCAAACATGAACGAAGTCGTAATCGAAGGCAAGTATATCTTGTTCAGTTACAAAACACCTGTGGCAGGGTGGGACGAGTCAGGAGCATTCAGAACAGAGGACTTCTTCTCAGTCACAACTTCCAAACACATCAACAAATACCTAGGCGGTAAGGATGTGGGCAGAAAGGTATCCCAAAAATTTATTGAAGAATTAGTAATTTAGGGGTTGACCTTTACAGTAAAAGATCATATACTGTAAGAACAATAAGGCAATATTAACATTATCGAAAGAGGGCAAAATGCATAAGATAAAAATTTTAGAAGGCACTTACAAAATCAGAGGCAAGGACGTAGAACTTGCTGGTATGGTATTTGAACTTGTTGAAGAGTTCAAGGTTGGATCCAGCGGAGGCTATGTAACAGTTGATGGTTCAAGTGTAGCAGGCTTTCCAGATCGTAACATCAAGATCAAGGTTGACTCAGCAGAGTCTTATCAGAAAGTAAACAGTAACACAAAGATCACCGCACGTGAAGAAACGGACGAAGAGGTGATTGATAGGCTTCGTGAAAGGTTTGATATCCTAGAGGATATGACCAAGGCCTGTAAGAAGGGTGACGTGAGAGCAATGATCGTCAGTGGCCCTCCAGGAGTTGGTAAGAGTTTTGGTGTCGAGAAAGTACTTGGCAAGCATGAGTTGATCGCCCAGTTGGGTGACAGACCTGCGAAGTATCAGGTAGTGAAAGGTGCAATGAGTGCCATTGGACTCTACTGTAAACTGTACAACTACGCCGACAAGGACAATGTACTGGTTTTTGATGACTGTGACTCTGTACTGTTAGATGATCTTTCACTGAACATATTGAAGGCGGCTCTGGACAGTAAGCAGAACAGAACCATCCACTGGAATACTGACTCATTTAAATTAAGGAATGAGGGTGTGCCGGACAGTTTCAACTTCAAGGGTTCAGCGATCTTCATTACCAATATCAAGTTTGACAACGTTAAGTCAAAGAAACTACGTGATCATTTGGAAGCACTTGAGTCACGTTGCCACTACATAGATCTAACCATTGACACTGAACGTGAGAAGATGTTACGTATCAAGCAGATCGTTAGAGATGGTATGTTGGCTGAATACAAGTTTACTGAGGAGCAACATCAGGATGTCGTGGACTTCATTGATGTAAACAAGAGCAAGTTACGTGAGTTGAGTTTACGTACTGTTCTTAAGGTAGCGGACTTGGCAAAAGCATTCCCTGATCGCTGGGAAGCAATGGCCGAGAGCACGGTGTTACAAAGAGCCTAATGCCCTCGGGCTCAACACTGTGTACAATCGATCCCCGGGTGTGCCCTCGCTCGGGGATCATCTTTTTTGGTTGACAAACATCAAATAAGATCATATACTGTATATAACAATAAGGGAAAGGGCACTAAATGACATCATACATATTAAACAAATGGACAGAGAACCAAGTACACATCACGAGTGATGGAGCAGTGGGTTGGCTAATGAGTGACGGTGAGTTCCGTCCATTGATGAGTGATGCACTCAAAGAGTTATCAGATGCAGGACACATAGACTCAGCAACTGTACGTAGAACCAACGAAGCCAGAGCAGTGTACACAGAGAGAACACTGAGAGAGTATGCTGAGGCACAACGTAACAGAACACCAGAGCAAGTAGCAGAGCAACGTGCAGAGGCTAGAGCCGCACACGGGCCTGGAGTTAAACTTGTGAACGTGTTTACTGGCGAGTCATACACAACCTAAGACAAAATAAATAGCAGTAGAGGGCACGGTCCCCGGCAGAGATGTCGGGGATTTTTTTTTGAAAAATATTTCTGATGGGGCGAGGGGTTAGTAATACAAAAACAAATCCTAATTTTGACAGCGGCTAGGGGTGCCAAATCACCACCTCGAAAGCATAAGTACTTCTTTTATAAAATCCGTAGCACAGTTTTTTTGGATCTAGAACCAATTTCACTGCATAAGTACTAGTACGGGAGAACAGTGTGTATAAAAAGCATCTGCTTAATAGTGTAAGTACTTCAGCAAAAAAATACGCACACAGGATTTATGGAAGCAAATACCCATTTCGAACTACGCATACACTATAAGCCTAACACCAGCACTGTGGTAAAGGATTCAGTTACTCATGCATACAGCATACGACTATGGGTTGATCACAAGATAGAAACATGGCAACCCAATGACTCTACACTAGTGTTTTACACGGAACGTGATGCTAACATGAGCAGTTTAATAGTAGGATCTGATGACATGATAGTTTCATGTGAATTGATCAAAATCAAGCCTTAATACACCTTATTACCCGGGTTCAATCTAAATACACTTGTATAACGATGCTTTACCGCCTAATCAAGTTAGATATAGTGTTAAAGACAAAACAATAAACACAACCAGTAGGAGTCGAAAGCAGTTGTATAGTGTTATAAATATCTCTAGTAAGAAAGGGACTTTATGGCAGTAAAACATTCTAAGGGAGTTAAGTCCGCTAATTGGAAACGATTCCGCGGTGACTCTGAAATCAAACCCTGTCGTTATGTGGGTCGCAACGGCAAACAGATGTTAGCAGGTAGCATCGATGGCGACGTAGTATTTGACGATCAAGGTGCACCTATACCATTTCACAATATCGATTGCGAATGGAGAACCTAAAACTAGAATTTGGCGCGGGTGGTGCCAGCGAAAGACCTGGCTATAAGACCGTGGACATACGACCTGAGCCTGGTGTGGACTATGTGTGTCCTGCTTGGCAGATCAATTCATACATAGAAGACAACACAGTACACGAAATATATTCAAGACATTTCTTTGAGCACCTAACGTTTCAGCAAGGGCGTGTGGTCATAGACCAGTGGTATAACATACTCGTACCTGGCGGGCTCATGGAGATGATGTTGCCCAACATGGATCTACACATAGCACAGTTCCAAGCAGACTCAAGCCATGAACATGGATTGGCGGGCATATATGGTTGGCAACGTGGTGTGTTTGATGATACCTGGGATTGTCACAAGTCAGGCTACAACTTTACCAGCCTTGAACGCATATTGGGTCAACATGGATTTGAACTGATACGCAGTCTAAAGAAACCACTGCACAAACATCTACACGTTACAGCACGTAAGCCTAAGCAGAGTTTATAAGAAAAGAACCAACAGCATACCCATTACCAATCCTTTGAAAAAAGCAATCCACATTGTTGAATATGCATCTAGACTGTACTTCTTCATATAGTGTTGGGTCTGTCGTTTATGCCATTTTAAAAAGCCACGCATACTAGCCTCCTGCGAATACGTTTGAAGATCCTGCGGCTACACTGGTACAACCTGCGATTGCATCTCCAACCCTACCCGTTCCTACGTTGTTGGTTTTCACTGTGGTTGATCCTACCGCAATAGGAGCCGAGTGTGATGGACATGGTACACCTGGAAGTAAATGTCCTGTGTTTACATCACCCTGTCTTGATACGGGTATGTTGTTGGCAAACACATTTGGAGAGCCTACCGCACGGGTCATTCCTGAACAATGGGCAACGTCGGCGTCACCAATCCTAGTCACTGCTGGCATATGATCTCTCCCTCTTTACGAGTTCCTGTAACCTTGTGTTCCACTGTTCAATTTCCTTGTGCTGTTCAGCAGTGTGTGGTTCTGGTGGAACTTCAGGCACAAACTTTATTATGTGATCAAACTCTGCTGGTATGTCTTCCCAACGGTTGTACGTGTGCAGTTTGCCACTGTCTTTAATTGTAAACTCGTGCATAGTGTATTTATTTTGATTTGCGTTGCTTTGCAAACATACGTTCAAAATAAATTGTAAGAGGATTGTTTGGCTGATAAGTGTCTGGACGCCTTGTGCGTTTGTTACGCATACCTGTCTTGCGTTTCTTTTTAACCATCTTGTTACTTATGCGTCTAGATAAGAATAAATACTATTAAGGAATAGGAGACCAAGGATGGCCGCTAAGACCAGTAAATTTTTTACCCCACATGAAGGTGTTAGAAAGAAAACCTCTATCGGTAATAACGATAGCATGGTCAAGCGAAGTTCCATGAACAAGTCCAAAAAAAGAAGTTACAAGAAATACCGCGGACAAGGCCGTTAAACTGCAATGTTAAAAATTATAGCAATAGTGCTTATGCTAGGCACCGGACCGAATGGCGAAAAAGACACATACATCTTTACTGATCCTGTACACAGTTCTGTTGAAGATTGTATTAGTTGGGTAAGAACAAACGTGCCTAACATATATGGATTGATGTACAAGGTGTACGGCGACCGCAAGGTTGAAAACGTTTACTGTATGCAAACTGATAAAATGGAAGAGTTCTTTGGTTATACCTTTGAAGAGTTCAAAGAGAAAAGCGGAGATGAACTTGGTACAGAACCCATACCGCCTAAGAGACCGAGTCTGTCGATATGAATGAATTCCTCAACAGTTGGAAGTTTGCGGCCTGCATAGGAGCCATGTTATTGATACTGGCTTTGGTGGGTGGACCTAAGGAAGAGAAAAGGCCTGCGGTGGAAGACACTGCTATTCAAAAAAACGTAAACTAACGTTTACTAAATTCAAAACAATCTTTGTGTATGTTATACCTAAAGTCTAGGTTCTGCCAATGATCGATTCTACCGATGTTGGTTTCCCAATGCTTCTTGTATGACTTATCCCAACGAGTGTTTGAAATGGATACTTCGTATTGTAATCCGTCCTTGAGTGCTTTTTCCATCTGTGTAACAAGTTCGACGTCGCCTGCTACTGCGAGTTTTTTAGTTTCGTGCTTCGGCATACTAAAAGTATATTTATACTAAATATTATTACGTTCATCCAATTAGGACGGAAGTAGCATATCGCGAAGGAACGCATTGTAAAACGTTCAACCCGCAAGGGTCGGAAGTAGGCACTAGCCGAAGGAACGCACCAAACTTTAACAAGGGAGGTGACAATGAATAGATTCGATCACTTACATAAGATATACCGTGAGCAACGTGTGAAAGCACGTAAGGAACGTATCCTACAGAGTTCAAGAACAGTCGTAGATGCAAACGCACACGGAACTTCTGGCTATGTTATAAAGCATGGTGAGAACAAGGGATCAATCGCTGGACATACGTCAGTGATACATCCAAACAAAACCTTTTAGTGGGTAAACTCCAACCAAGTGGTGATGCAGTATTTGTCACCACTGAGTGGAGGATTGCCTCTATGTGTATGAGTATAGCCAGCCGGACAAAACATAATGTTTCCCTGCACGGCAGGAACACGCCGGCTTTGATATAGGAATTCAGTCTCCCCACCTTCCGCAACAGTATTAAGATAGGCCATTGCTAGTATGCAACGTTGACCCGTGTCTCGACTTGCGTGTTCACAATGCCATATGTGATAACCTTCTGATGGTTTGGTGTGTTGTATTTTGATTGAGTGTGATATCTGCAAAGGGTTTGTGTTTTCAAAGATTCCGAATTCACTTGTATATTCCTTTACACATCTTTGCACTGCTTCATAGTAAGGAGTCAACAGTTTGTTCATTGATAGTGCAAACGTTCCTGATTCTCCTTCGTCATACAGCATAGTACCATCCTTGTTCATTTTAGGAGCACTTTCATTTGCTGTCTGTCTAGATAGTATGCGTGTACCTTCCTGTTGATGATAATAGTCTATTACCGTTTTACAGTAGTCTGGGTCTAGTTGATTGGGAAACACTTTGATAAAATCTTGCATACAGTTATTTAAGTAGCACCTAAAACCTCTACGTAATATGTGAACAGACGATAGTCTAGTTCAAGCATAAATGCATCGTAAACACGAATGTACACACTAGATAGGTGTTTGTACTGTCAGTCGTATAAAGAGGTCATTTAAGAGCCATTTAGGCAAAAAAGCATACACTACAGACTATTTAAATGCATGGTATTTTGTGTGTACAACTAACATAGACAAACACAAAGAGACCCATTTCGGCGGCACCGTTTTTTGCTTCCGCAAACTACTTCGTAGTAATTTTATTTTTACCGCTACCGCTGTTCGCAGAAATTACCGCTTCCGCTTCGCTTGTAAATTGCGTTTACCGACCTCCGGGTAAATACATATATGACACCAGAAGAATACAAATCAGAACTAACAAAGATATGCGGACACAGAAAGATGGACGTAGGTGCCAAGTACATTAGACATTGGGATCAGTTTTGGCTAGAAAAGAATTACTGCATAGACTTAATGAAAGAACGCAATATGCTTCAAGGAGTAAACAGCATACTTGAAGTAGGTGCAGGTATAGGAATGTTAGGTTATCTACTTAAACAAGAAATACCTCAATTGGATTTTGAACACACAGATACAGACGAATATCTTAACGAGCCGATATACAAAGGTGCTTGTGATTTATTAAATTCAAAAAGATATAGTTTGTATATTAACGATAGTCAACCTATGAACTTACCACGTAAGTATGATATGTTGGTTGCTACTAGAACAGTCTTTGATAGAGAATGTATGCCACCAGGAGTTGTTTTTAATTATAGATACTGGTTAGATGATTGTTTCAAATACGTTGATAAAGTATTTGTTAAAACAAATTATCAAGCAAGTGGTAAAGGGTTTCAAGATTACATAAGACCGTTTTTATTTTTTCCACATGGACTAGGCAAACCAAGAAGAGGTTGGTATATAATAGTAACTAAAGAACAGTGGAACAATCGTGTCGAAAGATAGAAAATTTAATCTAAGTGCAAATCATAAAGCAACTGGCAAGATGACTGCCGGTAGTTTACATCCTAAGAGCGGTTGGCATAAACCAGACAGCGGTATGACTTACTTCCCACGCAACAAGGAAGACTTTGTTCCTATAGATGAACTAGCAAAGAAATATATATTTGATCATTACTATCCCGAGTTGCCTATGTTTGGATCAGATGATAAAGTTGTAACCATGGGAAGTTGTTTTGCAGATAGACTACGTACTTGGTTACGTAAGAATGGTAAGAACGCAGATTACATCACGGTACCAGAAGGACTTAATAATTCATTTGCAGTAAGACAATGGATCGAATGGATATGCACAGGAGATAGAAGTACTGATGCTTATTGGTATGACAATGATAAAAGTGCTGGTGCGTTTAAATGGGAACCAGAACAAGAGCAAAAAGAATTATTAGATTACTTTAAAACAACAAAAGGTTTTGTAGTAACTTACGGACTTGCAGAAGTTTGGAGAGATAAAAAGACCAAAGGTGTATTTTGGAGAGGCGTACCTAACAAAGTGTTTAGTCCCGAAATGCACGAATCAGTTACAAGTACAGTAGAAGAAAATGTTAACAATATGAAACGTATTGCAGATCTTATTCATAAGACTTGTGGAGAAGATAAGCATATAATTTATACACTATCCCCTGTACCTTTAGCGGCTACATTTCAAAACAGACCAACTATGGTAAGTGATTGTGTGAGCAAAAGCATATTACGTGTTGCCCTAGACGAATACTTTAGAAAACATAATCCTAAGAATGTTTACTATTGGCCTAGTTTTGAAATGGTACGCTGGGTAGGTCCTCATATAGAAGTACCTACATTATTCGAAGACAATACAACACGCCACGTAAACAATTCTATTGTATCAATTATTATTGATAATTTTGTAAAGGCTTTCTTTAAAAACTAACGCCACTGATTTAGTGTGTATAACTTTGCGTCATAGCAATCAATGTAGTCTGAGTTGTTATTGTGTCTTACTCTACCAGTTCCGTGTATGATGTCTCCATCTCTATATGCAAATGGTTTGTGTATAACAACATCAATGTAATCTCCAAAGTTAGTTCCTAGTGTTACAAACGTAACGTATCTACCTTTGTTGCCTTTGTAAACTCTGCCATTAGCAACTAGTCCCGCAAACTCAACTCTGTCTAACCATTGTTGCCTAACTCCAAGTGCAGGAACAAATCCATTCTTCCACCAACCGTTCATAGTAGGTATTCCGTGTCTGTGTGCTTCTGTTTGATATACCCAACGCCTGTATGAACCTTCACAGTGTTTTAAACAAGCCGCCCAGAACTCTTTTGGATTGTGTGCCTTTTGATATGCTAACGCCCATATGAGTCTACCTAAGTTTACTGCGTGTGCTCTACATAATCCAAAGCCACCAAGTTGTTCAAGAGCCAGCATGGCTTCTTTCTTTTTAGGGTGATTACCAAGACGTTCTACAAACTCCATAATCTTTTCATCATTCTTTTTTGCAAATGCACGACGATACATATCTGCTTCGTACATATCAATATCAATTAAACTTGCAATGATCTCAATAGCATCATCTTCAAACACTACTGAATCTTGTACTGCTTCTTTTGACCAGTCATGAAACATAGCGGCCTTTTGTCTACCACTCAATGCTACCGGACGTATCAATGCAGTTGCAAACACACAGTCATGAACACTTTTAGGTTGTATCGCTCTAAACAATCTTCGCATGGCTGGCGACTCACCTTGTGTTACTCCTAATACATCTCCACGAGATAATAATGCACTTGTCTTTTCATCTTCTTCAGGATAGTTTTCTAATTTGGTAACTCCGTTAATTTCCATTAGTTGGGACAATCCTCTGTTAGCAAGTATGTCAACTTTTAAATGTTCCAAGTCTTCAATTTCATATTTGTCCAAAAGTATTTGGTTGTCTTGTGATATAAGACTTTTTGGTAACTGTCTATCAAACATAATGATACCACCACAGTGTTTTGAAATGGCACGTTTCTTTCCGAGCAGTTTCTTTTCTATTCTTTTTGCTTCTTTGATGTCTATATCATAATCTTCATATTTAAAATTACGTGGTAGGTTACCTTTTACTCCTAATCGTTTTGCCGCTTCTTTCTTTGCACTCTTTTCTCTATACATCACATAGTTTGATAGTCGTGCAGTTTTGCCTGGCCACTTTTTAAATATACGTTGCATAACTTGTCCTTGTTGATGATGTTCAAAATCAATATCAACATCTGGTAAGTCATCACGCATTGGATTCATAAAACGTGCTACTGGTATATTCCATTTGATTGGATCTACATCTGTGATACCTAATAGATAACAGATTAAACTGCTACCTGCAGAGCCACGTGTCATGTGTTGTAAGTCTTGTGTAAGATCTATTATGTCACAAATTTTATGAAAGTATTCTGTAAAACGTAAGTTTAAGATAAGTTCAAACTCTTCTACGAGCCTGTCTTTGTATTTTGAATTATTAACTTCTGGTATGGGTCGTTTGAATCGAGATATAAGACTCTCTATGTTTTCTAAATCATCTGCCATATTGCCTCCTAATGCCTTTTATAAGATTATTTAGTGAGACAAAAAATCTAGTTTGTTGTTTTTGGTAAACCTAATTACCACCTATCTTGTTTGTGTTTTTCGTTTTGTTGTTTAGAATCTGCCCAGCCTAGTAGAGCCATAATGAATAATGATACTGGCAATGCTATAAATAGAAATAAAATAGCAGTCCAAAAATCCCACATTAGAACCACCCCATCATCATTTAATTTTGTCCCATATCCATTCGTGCCCATAATACATTATACTACCTGCAGGAATACTTGCTAAAGATAAT